CTCGCGGCTCTTGATCATAAAGAAGCTCTAGACAGCTAGACAGGTGGCAGGCCATGTCGTGATCGTGATTGCCTCTGACATTAATTACAACAACCTGCTTATGAGTCTCCAGCATCTTGCTAATAAGCAATTTAAATAGCCTGCCAGCGAGCTTAAATGTTCTTGATATGCGACTATCGACATCAACAGGGGTGCCTTTAGTAGTCGTGTTAAAACTAGAATCGGCATGGAAAAAATCACCCACATTAAGTAGAACGCCAACCTCAGCATTGCCTACCCTGTTTGATAGCCTAGACGTTGAGTCTATGAGTATTTGGGTGGCTATCTTGATGTCCCAATCATCTGAATCCATCTTAGTTTCGCTATCCGCGAGCATCCCAAAGTGGTGGTCGCCAATCATATACATGGCTAGGTAGTCAGAGTTTTCAGATTTAGGTTCTTTTGTGGGTTTCATAAACCCTTTGAGATCGTCGGTCATGCCATCCATCATGGCTTCGATCTTGGCCTTCATGTCGCGTTTCTGAGGCTCTTGGATCACCCACTGTAAAGCTACAGTGCCATCCTCTTTGTAAGCAGTGGATATTCTTTTTGCATCAAACCCTTCTGCGGTCTGATGGATTAGGTCTCTGTGTGGAGATACCCCCTGACTAGCTGCATACTTCTCTAGCCGCCTTAGCATAACGTCGATAGTTCGCCTGCCGCATTTTAACTTCTTCGATGCCTTGTTAGCCGATCCTAACTCAATTACTGCATCGAGTACCTGGTGATGTCTTTCCGTGGTTGCAAACTCCTTTAATATCCTTGGGTCAACCTTACTCACTATGCCTCCTGCTGGGCTTGTAGCTCGGCATACTCGCTTTCTGCGGGTATTGATAACCGAATGCCCTGCTTGGTAGCCCAATGATAGACGTTATCAAGAAAGTGTACAAACTCGCCTTTAGTCAGCTTGCTGGTGCTTTTTACTTGCTCTGGGATGTGCTGGTTACCAATCGAGTAACTAGCAGTCCCTAAAAACCGCTTTTTTAACCACAGCTTCCACACCTCGGCAGGCTCTTCGTGATCGATCTTGTGGCCCTTGTCTGCCATTGCATTTGCTATCTCCCTGTACCAAATATGGGACATAGCGTTTTGGCTTAAACTTCTAGTGTTTTGGTACGGGTCTAATTTTACAACCATCGGAACCTTGTAGTCCCAGCCCTGCATGCGCTTTAGTATGAAGGGTAGCTTTTTTTCTAGCTCCTGACTGCTCTCAACTTTAACGTGATCGCCCTGTGTCACAGCTTCACCCGCAACCACTTAGCCATCATGCGCTCAGAACTGTTTTGAAGCCTAGAAGCATTTTTTACTTTTTCCCTCGCCTCTTTGCTGTAGCCTAATTTCTTATTATCATTGCCAAACACAAACTGTCTTTTGCCCGCTAAGTGCGCTGGAGTGCAAACATCCTCACCATAAAGCCTGCCTTTTATTGTTGCCCTCATCACCCCGCCATCAATACAGTTTTTAATTGTCCAATCACTGTACTCAGCAAATGTGTAAGATTGCCCAGACTTGAAGTAAGGGTGCTCGCCTTTGAATTCAACGTAACGCGGTTTATTTTTAAATGGCATTCTTCAATTCTCCGTCCCAGTAAAACCCGTATCTATTTAAATAAACCTGCTGCATCATTATTTTTTCTTCCCCTGATAAAAAGCTAACGTCAGCCAAACTTTCATCGATGGGCCTACTACGTATACTAGCCGACCTTCTTCTATACTTTGCTGCAAACTCTGCTTCTTGTGACTTTTGTATCTTAGTAGATTCACCGCCACGTTCTTCGGCAGTATTAAGCCACCGCTGGCAAAAACTTTGTATGCCTCCTTTTGTTTTGCGCTTTTTAGGGTTTGCGTCACACCACAAATCCATCTTGACTAATTCTCTGTCAACATTGACCTTACCCTTGTAGTGTTCTTTCCACTTAATGACCAGTTCGTCAGATGGCTCCCAATTTTCACCATTATTTAATAACATTATTCACCCCCGTGATAGCTATTCTTTCTAGTGCGGAAACTAAACAGATTGCAATTCTCTGGATAATCTTGAACAAACTTTCTTGCGTAGTGACTGATCCAGCCGTCGTCTATTTTAAACTGGCTGTCAGACTCCTCAATCATAGTCTCCCAGCGTATACGGTGAAAGATATTCTTTGCAGAATAATATGACCTTCTGGCTGCCACTTGTAAGGCAAACTCCACAAACATATCATATATCTGAGGGTTGTCTTGATGGTGAGTTATAAAGTTTTCTTGTGACCATTTACCGTTCATGTTGACCTCCTACAGTCAGTGATTAATACTTTTTACAGGTGTATAAATACTCTTTGCCTTCATCAAGTTCATCGATAAATAATTTTACAAGTTTCCTGAACTCTTTGTTTTGAACCAAACACTG